CATCTTAGTATTGTCTGCGCCAATAAGCCCAGTCCCACATGCTGATACACAAAGGGTTATAAAGGCACGAATTAAACGCATATCTATAAAAGAATCTAATATTGAAATAAGTTGATTTGCAACAGCAAAAATAAAAGCTGTAAATCCAGAAATAAGAAGTAAGTTTAACATTCCTCTATACTACTACGAAGAAGGCTGCGCTAACAAAATCTCAAATGTACTTCCCACATTTAACCAATTTGGCAACGTGTCTACTAAACGATTTTGAATAGAAAAACGATTTTTGTAATAATGGCTTCTAGCGTTATTAGTAGAATTTCCTTCCCAAAACAGGTCAGCTCTTTGAGCAACTCCGTTTGTTCCATCAAAGTATTGATTTATAAATGAAGATTTTTCAAAAAGAGCTGCATCAACGTATACTTTATTTAGCCCGGATGGGGCAGTCCATTTAATTCCAACTTTAGCATAGGATGCATTATTTGGCGCTTTACTAATAGTAAACGCCCTTGTCCAAGTACTAGACGTTAAAAATGAATTTCCATTAGACGTAGAAATTAATGTGTTAGAACTATTAAACCAAGATATAAACGGTATTACAGAAATTGTTTTGGTTGTTTCGTACAAATAAATGCTAAATGCATAATCATTCCCAGAAAAAATAGGCATTGAACTTGAAGTAAGCTTTACTTCAGCAGCGGTTAAGGGAGTTATCTCTACACATCCACCACTTATGTCAATAGAACTTGCATCCGGGTCCGGAGCAACTTGGTCATTATATAGAGCCATTGTTCCATTTGATATGGTCCAATTATTTGTACTAGCTTCAAAATTAGGGTTTAGAAGCTCGTTAACCCTACTAGCAATAAGGTTTATTTTAATTTGCCTTGCTTCTTCAAAATAAGTTTCTGAGGAACCAACTTCAAATTGAAGAGCGTCTATGTAATGTTTTTCCGCATTTACGATGTTTGCAATACTAATTCTTGGAACACAGAAATAAGCATTACTTGGAGCAGTTTGAGAAACTTTAAACCTGCTCCAAGAGCCTGACGTATCCGAAACTCCTGTACCAGAAGACGAAGAAGATATTAAATTTCCCCGCATGTTATACCAATAAAGTTTTGCAGACACGCTTCTTGCTGTTGTTCCAGCCCTTGCGTACCCACTAAAAGTATACGCAACACCGGATTTTACAGGAATACCGTAATTAATTGGGTTGTCGCCCGATAAAGATAGTTCTGCTGTCCCCGATGCACTTCCAGTAACTTGTAGAGTTCCAGTTTGTAAGTTTGGAAAATTTGCTTCAGATTCTATTTCAAAATATGGAGCAATGCTTGGACTACTGGTTACAGAGTGTCTTAGTAAAGAGCAATTAGAAATTGCGGACCAACTACCAATTGAGCTTTCAAATGAAGAATGCTTTGCATCAAGCATTATATTTTTACTAAGAGATATCTCGTCGTCGTACCCTGCATAGGCTTTAATATATTCTTTTAGACCAAGAAGACTTCCTTTAGTTTCATACAAACGAATAATGTTGTTTAAAAAAATTCTTGATTGTTTTAAACCAAGCTCTGGTTCATATTTAATACCAAATTGATTCATAAATATAGGGATTAAATTGCCGTTTATGTTTTCAATATCATACCTATTAATAATATTATCAGTTTGAGTTCTATATAAATCGTAATTTAAAGAAATTAACTTTAAATATCTTAAAAGAAATGTATTTGTTTCATCAACAGCCGTCCCATAAGGAACTTGAGATGTTAAAACTGATGGAAGATAGTTAAACATGTTTGTAGTAGTGTTGTAATCTTTAACCGAAATACCAATAGCGTCTCCTGCTTTTTGCCATAAATTATTTGAAGTTTGACGAACAAAAATTGAATAGTAATAAGGATTGGATTGTTTCAACCCAGTATCACCGCTTAAAGCGCCATCATCCAAAAAATAAATTCTAGAGATGTCTTTTTCATCTTCAAATAAAACAACACCATCGTCGGCAGTTACAGGAAACCCATATGAATTGCGTACAGCTCTAATATAATCCCAATCACCGCGTGGTGTAGCCCAAGATAATTGAATAGAAGCATAATCATAGGGAGTAGCTACAAATGGTTCTGCGTTAAATTGAGCCTGAGCACCAGACCCATAATAAGCAGTACCATAATAATCTGCGCCGTAAATAGCCATTTATAGGTTACATTCCACCAAGCATAAAATTGGTAGCTGTTGTATCAACTTCGGTTGCATTTAAAGAAGAAAAAGTGCCATTAGCGGAAATTGCTGCTACTACTGTACCGTTGCTAGTTTGCCATTCTTGAAGGTTAGCGCTTTGACTTGCAGCGCCTTTTACTATTAAACCTTTTGTACTAGATGTGCTAGCTGTGATTGTGCTACCGCCTACAATTTTTACATATTGTGTGTGGGTATCTGCAACAATTCCTTTTTCAATATTTGCAAGTCTTCCATTAAGGGTTACATAATCAGTTGCGGTATTTGCCCAACCAGATGCACTTGCTGCCGTTGCCACCGATGGGGTTGTTCCAATAACAGATTCAATAGCTGTTACTTCATCAAATAAAGAGTTAGGGTCTGCTGCTTGAATAAGGTCAATAACGTTAACTTTTGGAGTAAACGTTTTAACGGAATTTGGGTATGTGGCTGGCATATGTATCCTTAACTTATAGGATTCCGCCGATTGGAGTAATTGATATTACCCCAACCTTAGGAATTTCGTATGTTTTGCAGTCAATGGTGTTAATTCCAGTTGTAGCTAATGATGATGTCCAAATATTTGCTGCAGTAGAGCTTCCAAAACCTCCAGCATTTGCCGACATAGTGATGGTTTTAGCAACAGAATTAAATGCAGAGATAGTAGTTCCATTAGCAATTGTTACCGCTCCTGAGGTTACTGCAAGTTTTTGTCCAACAGCAACATTAACAAAAGAAGAAACATTTGATATTGTAGGGCTTCCAGAGGTCATATTTCCGGTAAATGAAGCATCTGCCCGTGTTAATAGCTTTACATCCGCATAGGAAACGCCCTTAACACCATCAATAGCAGAAAGTACGTATTGAAGCGCAAACGTCTCAGCAAATGTTGTGTTTTCAAAACTTAATAGGTTTACAAGGGCTAATTCAACAGCATTAGTCACTGTTGATTGTTTGTATTGAGCTGCAATCCGTAAGTCTAATGTTATATCTATTGGAACATATGTTGGTGGTAGTACAGTTACAGTTGTAGTTGCGGGTGCTTTATCAACAATAAAATCTGCAACATCATTAGCGGCGTTTTCAAAAATAGAATTTGAATTTCCATCAACATCAATTCCAGGGGTTCCATTGCCGGTATCACCGTAAGGCGCAACATAAAGGATTATGTTGTTATATACGGTACCGTCAGCAACAGCTTTTCCAACAGAAGGTACTTGAATTGCTAGAGCAGCGTAATCCGATAAGGACACGGCTCTATTAAGAGCAGTTAACGCAAAAGGAGCATTGAACCTAATACTGTCTGTTGATTCTCTTTCTGAACCACCTGAAGCGGACTCTTGGTTATTAACAGTAAGCCCTGCAGAAATATTGCTAAGTAAATATGTAAGAGTGTTGGGGCCAACATTTCCGTAAGCGCCGCCACCAATACGGTATGTTGCATAAATAGCTCCCGCAGGCGGAATTCTTCCGCTTATGTTGTCGCCAAAACTTATAGAGCTAACTCCATCTGCATTTGTTGATACGGTATAGGAAGGGTCGTTATACCCTGAATCAATAAGGTAATTAACCTCGTTATAGCTAACCCCATTGGCAGTAATTGAAGTTGTTTTTGAAATTACTGGGCTTTTAGATAAAGTAAACTTTTGAAAAGTAGAACCATCAGAGTCACCAAGGTATTCTTCAAGAACAGTTGTTCCTTCTGTTGCTGACACTGTTGCAGAGCCTTTTACCGCACCAACAGCGGCCGGAACCGTTACCGCAGTGTCTGTTTCAAATATAACTTGTGTAGAAGTTCCGTTTATAGTTGTTGTGGTTGCTACTTGAGTCTTTGACGGGACAGTTATTGAGGTAGCAGTTCTGTTTTGAAACGTTAACGTTACTGTTGCGGGAAGACCGTTGCTTGGTGAGTAGTTTAGTAGGCTTGCTATGGATAGGACAGAGCTTCTTTGAGTTGCCGTGTTAATAAATCCTTCGTTAGCGGCCCTATCAATATAATAATTGAGCATATCTCCCATGTAAGCAAAAAGCTCAATAAGAGTAATTCCAAAATCTGACGGGTCGGTAGATGTCCATTCAGGTAAAAAGTTTGGAATGAGTGCAAGCATATCCTCACGAATAGACGCGTAATCACGAGATGTGTAATCCACTTGTGGTATGTAATTAGATGCCATCATAACTCCTGAAGAACGTCGCCTGAGCGGGTTAAGTACCCAGTTTTTACTGAAACTTGGTCAAATTGCCCACTAGGAAGCTTATAGTCAATTGTAACGCTTATTGTAGCCAATTGAGAGTCCATAGAGGTTTTTATATTTATAAGTGTTAAATCTTGTAAATAAGAGGTAAATGTATTTGTTACGCTCTCTTTAATGATGAAATCCGCATCAGCACTTGGTTCAAAAATTATTGATTTTATAAAGCCCCCATATTGGGGCCTAAAAACCCTTTCACCCGCACCCGTTAATACGGCAGCAATAACTCTTGATTGCCAAATTAATCGTTGGTCATTTGAAGCCAAAATTGCACCGGTAGAGTCTACCGAAAAAGGTAAAATAATTGCACGTTCCATTAGTACACTCCCATCCACACAGGAAAGTTAGGGTCTCCGCCTTCAAACATCACCCAAACACCTTGGTTAAGGTTAGGAACTTTTCGATGAAGCGTGTGCTCCGTATCGTTTGTTTCCAATAAATCATCTAGCTCCTCATGGTTGTGATTTAAAGAGCCAGACGTCCCTGAGTGGGCCGAGTGAGAAAGTGTTTGTGTTGCGCTAAAAGAATGGGTATGTGAAGGCTCCCCACCAGAGCCAGTTGTTCCTGAAACTGAAACGCTGTGGCTTGTATGAGTGGTTAAAAGTGCGGCAACTTCTGAAGCGAGGTGTGGAAGATGGTTCGGATGGTCGGCGTTTGTTACAACAGGAAGGCATGGGTAGGCCCAATTTGTTACATTTGTATAAAGAACTTGTGGGACTTTAAGGCGAATTCTATTGAGAGACTCTGGGTCCTCATTGTCAATGCACACCCCCCTATAGATACCAAAAAATGAACTGTTCATCATTAAAACCCCAATTTTTTCTTTAATACATTTGGCGGCATTTTAACATCTTTAAATGCTGGTCTACGTAGGTTACCAGATGTCCCCACCCATTTATGAGATGGAGAGCCAACAGTTTGAATTTTTGAAACATTTTTTACGGTTGATAAATGGGAAGAAGAATTCTTCTTGTAATCTGCGCCTACCCTTTTAAGAGAGGTTTTTGGCACCACATTTTGTTGTCTAACTCCGGATGTAATTACTCTCTTAATTGAGAGGTCAGGAGAATATATTTCTTTATTATCAGTCCATTTTGACGCTAGCCCTAAAGAGTCTGTTCCAACTTCAACAGTAGTTGTAAAAACTTCTTTTTCTATGTAGTGGTTTACAGACAATATTGTCCAATAACCGGAATAAGTTGCCCCTAAACCATCTAAGTAAATTGGAGCATCTGGTAAAAGTCCAGGACTTCCCTGAAGTACAGCAGTACCTCTATAGGCATAACGATTTCTTTCATCTGCTGCATCAGATTCATATTTAGCTATTTTAAATGTTGGAGCAACAACATCAGTATGATAAGTGTCAAAAACAATTGGCTTAGAGCCTTTTCTAGTTTTTGTAATTTCTTTTTGGTTTGTGTTTTGATGTTCTGTATAAAAATCCCTATCCACACCACTTACAGCGACAGAAGCTTTTTTAGCATCTTCAAAAGGAATTGCTTCTCCAATTAATGGTTTAAAAGAATATATACCAGTTTTCTTTTCATCTAGTCCACTCATTCTGTAATACGAAGATTGTGCTCGAAAATCAGTAAAAGCTTGAGTTACTGGATGAAAAATTACTGTAGAATTATCACATTTTAAAGAGTACCCATTTTGTTTTGCTAATTTTACCATTAATTCCCAGTCAGACATTCCAGCTTGAGATATTTGGTCATACACTCGTTCTGTGGGTATACAATCATAAGAAAGTTCATTTCTATTTGCAATATCTGCAATTACTTCTGACGCTGTTACATCAGACCAAACCTTTTGAGAGGCTTGTTTTAATGGATAAGAACAACCAATAATAGTAACCTCAACGTAATTTTTTTCTGGGGATATATCAGGCTTTACGTAATGAACGTACCCATTTATAGTACGAGAACCACCAGTATTTGTTAATTTTATAACAACAGGTGTTCCAGAAGAAATTAAATCGTAAGCAACAGACCATTCTGAAAAATAAACTGTGACTATTTCATGTTCGTACCTGGAATGAGTATGGTTTAATTCTGCAGCTTTATCTATAGGTGCATCTAAAGTTGGAAATTGAATATCAAGATAACTAAACACGTGGAATCCTCAAAATTGTTCCCGGATAAATTGAATTAAAATCAGAAATTTCAGGATTGTATTCTGGAATAATCCACCAAAAATCAGGTCT